GGCTTAGATATAATGATTAACTACCGTTGCTCCAAAATCCAGATATTTTATAGCCTTTATTAAATAAGGCTGAGCACCCTTACTAAAAGTATGCACCACTGTCATTCCAAAGAGATTGATCACCGTCAGTGTTATGTCTGCTGTCGGATCAATACCAAAGGGAATACCTATTTCACCCGATTTAGGATGTTTAGCCAGAAAGTCCGCTTGACCACTAAATGTAACTGGTCCCATTGGGTGTCCCATGATTGGTAAATCATTTCCTTCGCGATCTTGAAATTTCATAATGTTATATTTTAAATGTTTATACTCAAATCTTCAGTTCAACCGGCATTTCTCTTTGTTTCAAATCCCGGCCAATTAGTTTTTTGATACTTCCTACTGGAAGCTTGATAAAATTGTATTTCGTTGGGCAGTTCGCCGGACAAATTGCTCTTTCGGGATCAAAGTCATAAATAACCTCATTGCCTTCTTTATCAATCGCGAGCCATGCCATTTGCTATGATTTAAGCTTTAATCCTTTTAACTGAATATCTTCCAAAACCCTCTTAACATCTACCAGCAATTTGCAATAATCAGTGTTCTCAGCAATCGTTTCCAGTTGCGACAGTATGGCCGCATCGTATGCCGCCGATTCCTTTTCAAAATCAAAACTTTGTTGGTTAATACTCCTGATATCGTAGATGTAAGCCTGAATAGCGGTCATTCGTCCGTTCCATTCATCAAGCGAATCCTGTGAAGCCTGGGCGATGCCTTTAGTCGATCCGGTGCGGTCGCTTGACGAATCAATATCAATGCCGGCAGCATCCAAAGCAGCGCTAGAAGCCGCTATACCACCTGCAACGATATCATCCCACCATTTTTTCAGGATTGATTTTTCATTTTCGTCCAAACCACCACCACTTTCCATATCAAGCGAAAACTGATCGTACCATTTCTTCAGCGGCTCTTCCAGCGCTTTTATTTTTACTGAATTCATAATAGCGTCTGTCATACGATCCTCAAGGTAGTCGGCAAAGTCATCAACAGAACTATAATTGCTTTTAAGCCCTTCAACAATGCCATCTGCAAGACTTGAAGCCATTGTATCGGTCAATAATTGCTGTTTTTCTTTCTGAAGATTGATGAGCGTGTCCATGTTGGCATCATAATCCTTCACTGCTTTTACAACAGCTTCATCGGCAACAGTACCGTCTGCAATCAGTTTACGAAGTTTGTCGAGTGAGAAATTACCCTCAGCATCTTTTGTCATTTGGCTCAGATCATACGAGACAACTTGCTTGACGCTTTTCCATGCTCCAATTCCCCATTCTTTCTCATCGCCTTCCATTTTCAGCCCGCCACCCATTTTATTTTGCAGATCTTCTATCGCTTTGTCTATATTTTTAGTAGGGGCATTTAGCCAGCCTGAATCCTTAAACGTCCACGAAAGCTTCATATCATTAAGCTTCGATTCAGCCTCAGCCTTTATATCCTGAGCTTCTTTTATTACTTTATCTGAGGTCGTATATCTTTCACTGCCTATCGCTTCATCCCGCAGCTTGATATATCGCTCCAATGCATCGTTTGAGCGCGAAATCCAATCCTCAAATTCTTGCCATGGTCTGGATAATTTATCTTCGATTCCTGAAGTGTCCATTATTGCGCCAACTGCTGTTGTGATTCCGGAGATAGCGGCACCAACAAAGTCGCCCTGTCCAAGCTGGTTAATCGCATTCATGGCCCCGTCTAATGCTGCCGCCTGACCTTCGGTTAAATCAAGACCGGCGGTAAGTGCGTCAACAAGCTGAAGCGCATAGCCCGCAATTTCGTCACGTAGCCTCGCTTCCTCTTCTAAATTTTTTAGGTCGTCTTTTTCTGTTTTATCTTTAAGCTTTTGCGTGTCCGAGATTTTCTTGTTTAGCTTATCCCATTCAGGAGCCACAAGTTTAGGCGGCTTACCAGCTTTTGAAAAATCAAGCCCGGTTGCCTTTTTCATTTCCGCAATAGCCTCCGATATCGTATTTGGTCCTTTTCCTCTTATTGCGAGGTTTTTTGCTATTTCCAATGCAGATTCAGCAATTGCGTCTATCAGGTCTTTCTCCTTTTGCAACTTCAGTAAAACTTGCGTTGCACTATTAATCGCCGACTGATCGCCAGACTTAATCGCCTTTTCAAGGTTTTTTCGAGCCTCAGCCACCACGTCGATCTCTTTTTTCTCTTTACCTCCCGTGATCTGATCCTTTTGCTTTTCAAGGCCGTCAATTTGCTTTTGATATTCGTCCCATTTTGCCTTGTTGTCCGAGACTTGTTTTTGTTCTGTTTTTAGTGCCTGTATTCGTTCGTCAATAACAGCTACCGTATTTCTTATTGCAGTTTCCGAGTTATTTCCGAACCGGTCAAAGGCGTCCTTTGTCTTTTGGTCAAATTCGGTTTTGGCTTTTTTATACTCGCCAATGGCCTTCGTAATTGCATTAAAATCATATTCACCTCCATATTGTACGGCTCCAGACGTGCTGGTACCTACAGCGTCCCTTTTCTTATATGTAAATTCTGAAATATAGCGCTGCATTTCAACGGTAAAATCCTGCCCAGACTCTAACTGGCTTTTAAACATTCCGAAGCGCATTTTACCCAAATCCTTTCCGGATTTTTCAATAAAACCGTTTTGGATTTTGTCGTATTGCTCGTTTGTTTTTGAGAGGAAGTCAGTTGCCAGGTTCGAAGTAGTCTCCTGCAATGCCTTAGCTTTAGCAGCCTTTATAATTTCGGCGGTTAATGCCTGATATGCGCCTTTTACATTGTTCAGAGAAGCTATTTCGCTATCCATGCCTTTCAGGTAGTTGCCGTACTGATCAACGATTTGTTTTTTTGCATCGTAGTACTCAACCGTTCCCTTTTTCGCATTTTTAAGCGCTTCGAACTGCATTTGAAGTTTTCCCAAATCGCTTCCGGCTGCTTTCGTGAATGATTCATTCAGAGCCTTCAACTCATCCTTAGTGAGTTTCAGCGCATCTTTTGCCCGGAATAAATCCGAAATCCATGAACCCATTTTAGGACCCAGTATCATTAAAGCGGATATACCGCCAATTAATAACGCTTGCCAGCTAAACAGTGTTGATGTAAGTTGCTTGAAAACAGGAATAGTGGCCTGTCCTGAATCCTTAAGCTGTTTGTTGAGTGCAATCATCCGGGTAATATCTCCCTGTAGCATCGGGAGGTTATTCGACAGCGACATGATACCAATCATGGGCGATATGGCAAAGTTTGGCATTTCGCGCATAATTTGAGTCATCGAAAAATTAAGTCCGTTCACCTGCCGTGCATAGTCTCCAACTTGATTGTTAAGTTTTGGAAGGGGTGAAGTTGTTGGCGTTTTTCCAATCTTATCCAGCAACGCCTGTTGTTCGATCAGCTTTTTGTTGAGCAGGTCAATTTGTTCGGCCAGTTTTTGTTTATCAACGATTTGTTTATCGTCTCCGGTTTCAACCTTTTTGCCCATCGTATCCTTCAGCAACTTCAACTCATTAATAAGCTGGGTTGTTAACGTTTTTTGGGCAGAAATATCTTTCTCAAATTGAGCTTTCATTTTATTGCTCGCAGCGGCAATCTCATTAATTGCTGCTGTCGATTTTTCGCCTTCAGAATCAACATTCTGAATCAAATCTAACCGTATCTCAACAGGATCAAAATCGCTCATCTTCCCAATGCTTCTTTTAATTCGTCAATATTGTCAATATGCCTCGACTTTTGTTTCACGTAACGCGCCTGGTCAGCGTTTTGGAGCATCAGGTTAATCCAGCTTTCGCCCCAGAGTACCTGGTCGCGTGTCCATCCGCGTGTGTCCATTATTTTTCCAAAAATTCCGAACGGGCTATGAAGACCATCCATCCGGCCCCGTGACTCCCGTTTTACTCCTGGCCCAGATTCTTCGGATTCATCATCATCATCGTCTGACGACAAAAGAATCTGGTAATATTCGTAAAATCCGATAAGCGGTTTTGAACCGCAATCACACTGAACATTTCAATCAACTTGCCTGCCGGTATTTGCCAGAGAAGCTTTTCGGCCAGTTCATCAGTTTCGTTTTCAATCCGCTCTTTGTTATTCAGAACCGCTATTGCTACACACCTGGCAACCGGCTTTATGCTTTGCTGTAGAAATTGCCAGTCATCTTTTTCAAGCGCTTCCTCCATGTTGTTTGCAACAACTACAATCGCAAATTCAAGAATGGTGCCTGCACATAGCGGATGAATATCAATCCGGTCTTTTTTAAACAGGCGCTGAAAGAAAGAGGCGGACAACCTAAATCGCACGCCTCTGTCCAACAATCGTTGAGCCGCCTCTATTCTTACATCCATTACAGAATAATATCACAGTCCCAGTCAGACGCTGCAACCAGGGCTTTAAATTTGAACGGGTATTTGGTTTTGCCCGAATAACCTACTCCGGCGCTCAAGCTCACAAATCCTTTTGCATTCGGCACAATGATATCGCCGCCGTTGGTGAGCGAAAATTTCAACGCTTTGTTAAGCGGAATTTTCTTTGCAGATCGTTGAAGCCTCATAGCCCCATCGGCTCCAGCCGAAACGCCACCAAGCAAATCAACCAACTGCGCACGTGTTGCTTTAATGAACGATCCGGAAATGTTTGTTCCCTTACCAACCAAGTCGTAATCTTCAGCAGCATCGTTTTCGTGCGAAAAAACTTCAGTTTCTTCAGGATCAGCATCCGCGATCAAAATTTCATCGTCGCGCAAAGTGACGGGTAAATCTTCCCATACGGCGGTGGCTAAACCAGCAGCCGATGTAATCGGGTCACACATTTCAATTTTGCTGACCCGTGTTTTCAAATAAATGTTTTCAGCCATAATCTTATTTTTTTAAAAGGTTTTTAAAAATTATTGAAACAGGATTTCCGAATTTGTAAATCCATGCAAAAGCAGCAACAACAGCAATAAAAAACAGAATACCCTTCACCCATTTCCACACCGAAGCAAAAAAATGCTTGCCCGGATTCTCTTTCACCTGGTATTCTGTTATTGTGCTTTTTGATTTAGATATTGTTTTTTCAAGTACGGTTACCTTTTCGTCAAGCTCCTTACTGATTGCAGTAGCCTTAATTTCGCCCGACTTGGTGAGCTCAATTTTAACTGAAGTGCGCTTTGTTTCAATGATTTGAGTTTGCGGGGTAAAAGAGATCTCTTTTTCTCCGGAACCAGGAGAAACGTTAGCCTGCATACTAGCCGCAACGGTGTCACCTTCCAGATGAACGATCTTTTCAACTTCGCGAAAAGTAACTATTGTACTGTCGCTCGTAGTTTGCTGTACAACCTGCCGGTGGCTCCGGCAGGATGACAACATGATAACAAACAAACTTATCCCTATGAAAAAAATATTACGCATTGTTTTTTTGAATTTCTTGTTTAATCTCTTCAACCATCTGATCCAGATTCTCGTGTGTAATTTTGTCCAGCTTTTTAAGTATCCGCTGTGAAATGGTATTCAGTTTTTGAACTTCCTTTCTAAGGGCTTCAACCTGCCGTGCAACTTCATCGTAATTTTTGCGCGATGCTTCAAGCTCTAATTTCAGGCTCTCAGCCATTTCGCGCCAAATCTTAATCGCTTTCTCTACATTGTCAAGTTCAGTACTTTCGGCTGTTGCTTCAGCCCCTTTGGCCTCTGCACCGGCTTTTTTGCGAGTTGCTTTGAATGTTAGAACTGATCCGATCCCGCCCCCAAACAGTGCGCTGATTACGGTGATGATGATTGACGTAAAATCCATTTCAGGAAAAATAAAGAGTTACTTCAGCCTCACGTCTCGAAATTAAACCAGGCAGTATTTTTCCTTTCGCCTTGTTCCATTTTCGAAACTCTGACTTGATCTCTGGGTCGCTCTGATTTTTCAATAGTACTTTTAGCAGCGTACTGTCGCCAAGTCCTTCAGGAGTCGTATCAATATCAATGTCAGAACCAATATTGTAAGCAAAGTCAACAAGTGCATCGAACTGTCCCTGTGTTAGTCTCACCGATTTGGTCAGAAACGTTACATCGTTTTCAAATGCAACAACATCGTGTAATAGCAATTCGGTTGCTTTTATTTCTGTAATTGCAGGGTCTTTCAATGTAACCCGGACACCGTTGGGATATCGGGTAGTCCCATATCCTATGGTTGGAATTCCGGCTGGGCACAAGTAAGGGCTGGATTTAAAGCTCTCACTCTTTTTGATCAGATCAATACATCTTTGGCTTGCTTTCATCTTTCAGAATTGATTTATTGAAAGACTGAAGGATTGAAAAAATCAGTCCTTCAATCCTTCAGTTTATTCAATTACGCTGCGCGGGTAATTACTACAGTGTAGTATTCGGTAGTCAAACCGTCGGCGCTGGTTACAGCAACCGGTATGATGTTTTCACCGACTGCCAGGTTACGGGCTGCCGATGCAACTGCGGTGGTCAATGTGGTTGATCCGACCTTGATCACCTGGCCAACTTGTCCGCGTGTTGCGGTAACAGTAGTTGTTGCTACACCATTTGCAACTGCAATGGCATAAACGCGGGTTTCAGGGTCGAAATCAGGAACCAAAGCTCCTGCTGACATCACCAGGTCTGCCAAATCGGTTGAACCGGCTGCGATAGCAGCGTCACGTCCGTCGTACAGAACAATGTCTTCTCCAAATACGATGTTGGTATCAGCCTTCATCAGCATTTTGAAAAAATACAATTCGCCAGCATTGGTCAGCTTGTCAATCTGAATTACTTCAGCATCATCGGCGTATGAAACGCCTGCCCAGAAATTTGAATCAACGTTTGTCGAGGTTACGGCAGCAACGATTACGTTTGCAGGCCAGTTTGGCAAAACAACGATCTGGATACCTTTGAACCGTTCGGGGTTCATATTGGTATAATCGGCTCCTTTGCTTGGTTTGTCGGTCAATTCATACTCATAATTGTCCTTATCCGTTCTCGACATGAAATACTTCAAATCGGTGTTTTCAAGGATGGCATCTGGAATTAATGCTTTCACAGCCTTCATTTTTGCAATGATATTCGATTGAGTCAAACCTACAGGTGTAGGAACCTTCACAACGTCTGCATCGGCAACAATGCGGGTCAGGATTCCGTCGAAATATTGACCTTCTGCAACGCCTTTCACACCGTTGATAAATTCGCCTCCGAGTTCAAAGTCTACCATTTTTGCTAATTGTGCTAATAGTTGTATTTGTACGTCAGCCGGAAGTTCACGAAATACCAGATTTCCAGTTGGCTGGAATGGCCGCCAGATTGATTCAAAAATTCGAGGATTGAATTTAGTAAACGCCATTACATCCTGAGGTTCCAAATATTTTTCGTCAATTGTAAAATCACCTTTCGAATCACCTTCAACAGGTTGCTCTTTGCGTTTTTGAAGCATTTCAGAACCCTTCAGACGCGGAATAGCAAATTTCTTACTTACATTTGGCTGTACACGTATATGCCCTCCACTCACTAGCTTATTACCAGTTGTCGCCCTAACCAGCAACTGTTCGAGTACCTCGCCTGCATAAGCCGTGGTAATGGTCACATCAGCCAGTACGCCTCCTAACGTAGGCATTACAAAACTAAGCGCCACTCCCGCGCCGGTAATCCACCCCGGATCTATACCCACAACAGGACCAATCGCGTAACCAGCCACAGCATTGAATAAAAGGCCGGTTATAAAAACAATAATCAATTTTGAAATTTTCATCTTATACAATTTTAAAAGTTAGTTACTTCTTTTTTGCGTTTTCCTCAATTTCACGCTGGCGTTGAGTCCAGGCGCTTTCGCCGGTTGAGTCCTTCAATTGATCACGTACGCCTGCGCGTTTTGGGAGAGCGGCCAACATGGTAGATGCTTCATCGAAATTGCTTTCGAAATTGCGCAGCCAGAAGGCTTTTGCGGTGTGTGATGCGTCATCGTTCAACCGGCCATCTTTAATGGCAGCGTCAATCAGATTGGTAGCCTGTTGGGTTTTGGCTTCCTTGTCTTTCAGTTCAATCCCGTCCAGTTTATCCTGAAGGGCTTTCTTTTCGTCCTGTTCGCGTTTCAAATCGTCTCTCAACGTTTGGTTTTCGCCGAGGATCGGGCTAACAGCAGCGAGGTAATCGCTTTCGTTAGCATCATCTTTTAAATTCAGAATTTTTGCTAATTTTTTCATTTCTATTTCGTTTTGAGGTTGTAATTTCCGAAGAGGAATATCAGAACCATTGTCTGATAATTGCATGAGTTTACCGGAATGATCATATAAGGCAAGCGCATTGTTGTTTGCGCCCATGTCAACAATTGAAGCTTCTTTCAGAACCCATTTTAAAACAGTTCCGTAACGCTGGCCAACCTTTATATATTTAGGATCTTCCGATTCTTCAACGACCCGCATTCCAACGGAAGCCATGCGGAGCGTTCCGCTTTCAACTTTGGCCGAAATCTTTTGGGCAAACTCATCAGTATCAAAAATGGCGTCAGCTAAAATCTGCGTTCCTTCAACGCGGATGTTTTCCCAATGTCCTAATGGTAATACTTCGTCTTCCTTATCGCCCCATGCACGGGAGTGACACCATAACATCAACGGGTTTTTCGTGAATTGAGTCAGATCACAGCCCGAGGTTAATGCCCAGAAACCGTAATTGTTCAAAGATTCATCGTGGAGTACAAAAGTTTTCATTTGCTGAATTTTGAAACGAAATAATCAACAAACTATTCATCTGCCAAATTGTGTAGTAAAGTTGGACATACTTATTGTCAACCTTACCATACATTTATATTTTACAGGCATTTCAATATACTTTCGTCAACAATTAATAGCTGACACAATGGCACAGTTGACGAATAAGCAAAAAAAAGAATGGGCGAAAAGTGAATTCCTGCGGGGTGACCTCAGTCAAAAGGAAATTGCTGAAAAAGTTGGAGTATCGGCAGTAACAATGAATAAATGGGCGAATGATCCGGAAGACAACTGGGACCGCCTCCGTAAATCAATGCTCATTACCCGCGAAGCTCAGTTAAACCGCCTGTACATGCAGCTCGATGAATTGAATTCGTCGATCATGGGCAAGCCACAGGGTAAACGTTTTGCCGACTCGAAAGAAGCTGATACCATTTCAAAACTGGCCGGAGCGATTAAAACGCTCGAAACGGAAGCAAGCATCTCTGATGTGGTCGAAGTATCGAAGCGGTTCCTGAACTGGTTGAGACCATTAGCCCCTCACAAAGCGAAAGAGGTGGCCGCTATGTTCAACGACTTTATTAAATCGCTGCTAAAACGTTAACCGATGGCTCCACAAATTAAGCCGGTTGACAGGCAGGCCATAAAGGATTGGGACAGCTACTTTGATAGCTTCATCGCCCAGGTTACCGCTGATCAGAATGAAACTGAAGATCAGCGCAATAAACGTATTGCCCGGCTCGAAGCTAATCCGGAGGAATGGAAAGCCTATTATTTCCCGAAGTACTGCTATGCGCCACCGGCCAAATTTCATAAGCGGGCAACGGTTCGCGAGTTGAATAACCCTGAATGGTACGAGGTACGCCGCTGGTCGCGCGAGTTGGCAAAGGACGTGGTTGAAATGATGAACACGCTTTACCAGACCTTGACCGGGATCAAAAAGAATATCCTGTTCATTTCAAACAGTTCCGATAAAGCGGCTGAACTGCTCGAACCGTTCCGCATTAACCTCACTTCAAACGAGAGGATTATAAACGATTACGGTATTCAGCAACTGCCCGGCTCATGGGCGTATGGCGATTTTACCACAGCGGCAGGAGTTTCATTTCTTGCTGTTGGTGCCGGACAGTCGCCCCGTGGTAGCCGTAACGAAGAGGTTCGCCCTGATAAAGTAATCATTTCGGATATCGATACGGATGAAGATGTCCGTAATCCGGAAACCATAAAAGTACGCTGGCAATGGTTCGAACATGCTGTTTTCCCAACCCGGTCAGTCTCCAAAGATTTTCAGGTGATCTTTCTGGGTAACTTAATAGCCAATGATTGCTGTATCGCTCGTGCCTCAAAAATGGCCGATCATGTTGATACGATCAATCTGGAAGACAAAAACGGTGAAAGCTCGTGGCCTGAAAAGAATAAGCCGGAGCATATTGCCCGTATCAAATCTAAGATCAGCACAAAGGCTTATGAAACGGAGTATATGAACAATCCGCTTTCAGAGGGTGATATCTTCAAAGAAATAACCTGGGGCAAATGCCCACCTATTTCCAAGTTGCCATTTATTATTAATTATGCCGACCCGTCGCCATCCAATAAAGACAAGCAAAAAAGCGGAACAAGTTATAAAGCTCAGTTCCTGATTGGTTACATGGATGGCAAATTCTATATCTACCGGGGTTTTCTCGAACAGGTTAATCAGGCCACCTTTGTGCAATGGACTTACGACCAACGCGCTTATGTGAAAGATCGGACTCAGGTCTATAACTGTATCGAAAACAATAAACTTCAGGACCCATTTTTTACACAGGTATTAATGCCCCTGTTTTACGAGAAGGGAAAGCAAGAAGGGTTTATAAACCTGACACCCGATACCCGTGACAAGCCAGACAAGGCCGCCCGTATTGAAGGAAATCTCGAACACCTAAACCGAACCGGACAACTCATTTTCAACATAGACGAAAATGATAATCCGCATATGCAACGTCTCGAAGAGCAATTTAAGCTTTTCTCTATGCAGTTAAAGTCACCGGCTGACGGACCCGACTCGATTGAAGGCGGGGTCTGGATCATTAACAGCAAGATCGCTGAATTAGGTGGCGATGCCTATAAATCGTGGGGTAAACAAAAAAACAGCAAACGCATTTAAAAATCATAACTATGTTTCTTTCAGCAGACGAAATCTACACGCATCTATTTCCGGAAACAATATCTGCCATTAGCGGAACTGACGAAAGGTTATTACTTGCTGCCATTACAGGAGCAATCAGCGAAACAAAGGGCTACCTGAGCGCCTTCGACATTGCTGCTATTTTTGCAAAAACCGGCGAAGAACGCGATGCACTTCTATTGATCTGGCTGAAGGACATCGCAGTTTGGCACTATATCGCTATTGCCCGGCCTGCTGTGGATTACGAGGTTCGGGAAACACGTTATAAAGCCGCAATTGCCTGGCTAAAGGGTGTACAAAAAGGCGACATTGTACCGCCCGACTTCCACATTAAAACCAATCCGGACGGTTCTGAAGAAAACACTTCCGGGATGCTGTTCGGCAGTAACCCCAAACGTGGCAACTACATTTAACCCGCAACCATAACCAGTAATAATTTTAAATATGGCACGAACTAAAAAACAAGATACAGCGCAAAGCAACGAGGCGCAAACGATCATTAAGTCGCTGGTTGTTCGCCCGGCGCGAATTGAGACTGCCGACATTAATGTTTGGCGTGATGCTGTCAATTCATTCAAGAGAGGTTATAGAACAAAATACTATAATTTAATAGAAAATCTTTTGAGTGATCCTGTTTTGGCTGACGCGGTTGATAAGCGTGTAAATGCAATTACCAACGCTGAAATTTCATTCATGAAAAACGGTCAAAGCGTTGAAGAAATTGACGATTTGATCGATACCCCCGAATTCGAAGAAATGATTCGGGAAATGTTGCTATCAAAAGCATGGGGAAAATCAGTTATTGATACGTCGTTTAATCCGGATTTTAATGTCTTTTCATTTCCACGGAAAAACATCTACATCGCCAACATGGATAAACGCCTGTCGGAACGGAAACGATACATCGTTGAGCGCGAAGGAAACGTGACAGGGTACGACTATTCACAGGATGAATTTGTTTTGGAATGCGGAAAGGATGATGATTTAGGTTTTCTTTTCCGTGCAGCGCCTTACGTGATTTACAAGCGTGGAAACTTTGGCGACTGGGCGCAGTTTGCCGAGGTTTTTGGAATGCCTTTTTTGGTTGGTAAATATTCCGGGTTCGATACCAAAACCCGCGATGCATTATTTCAGGCTTTATCTGATATAGGCTCAAATCCAAAAGCTGCTATCCCAAAAGAGGCCGAATTAGCCGTTTACGAAAATAAGTCATCAGGTAGTAATACCTTGTATAAAGACCTTCGGGCAGCTTGTAACGAAGAAATATTAATCGCGGTGCTGGGTAATCTAATGACTACGCTGAACGGTTCAAGTAAGTCTCAGGCCGAGGTTCATCAGGAAACACAGGAAGACATCAATAAATCAGACCGCAGATTTGTGCAACGTCTGTTGAATAGATGGTTCGTGCCGCTGATCATCAAACGTGGCTATAATGCCGCCGGTGGCTTCTTTTTATTCCCCGACCAGGGCGAGAGCGTTTCAACAAAAGAACGCGTTGAAATGGCCATTAAAATTAAGAATGACGCCAAAGTGCCGGTATCTGATGACTATTTCTACGAGATTTCGGGTATTCCAAAACCTGAAGGAAAACAACCTAAACAGGAACCGCCAAAGACTGAACCACCAAAAACCGACCCTCCTAAACAGAAAGGGTTAAGAAATTTTTTCGTCCAAGCCCCGGCGCAGATCGGGGCAAAGCGTCCAAACTTAGTGAGGAGATTAATCGACAATACAACCGGAAACATTAAGTTATCGGCTGATTATTCCATCAACATCGTCTCGTTGGTTGATGAAGCCTTACGCGAGATTTACAACAATCCTGATCAGGGTTTATTTAACCCGCGCCTGTTCGAAATTACCAACGGCGCGCTTCAGCAGGCCATCACCGTTGAAGTTAACCAGGAGAGTGAGGAATGGGGCAAAACCAATAAAGCGTTTGTTAACCAGTTCCGCGAGAATACCGCTGTTTTCGCCGCTTTTAAAAACCATCAGCAGACCAATGCTATTGTTGATTTACTGACCGATGAAAACGGTAATACGCGCTCCTTTTCGAAGTTCAAAAAGCTGGCTTTGCAGATATCGCAGGATTATAATATAACCTGGCTGCAAACTGAGTACAATACGGCTACCCGCTCAGCCCGTGCCGCTGTCAATTTTAGGAAGTATCTGGAAACGGAACATCTGTATCCTAATCTGGAATATCTTGAAAGTAGCGCAGAACATAAACGGATTGACCATCTGCATTATGTAGGTACTATTTTACCTATTCGGCACATCTGGTGGGAAAAGAACTTGCCGCCTAGTAGCTGGAATTGTCAATGTTCAGTCAGACCATCAAATAAACCTATTACTGCGGTTCCTTCAGACGATGAACCTATCAATCCGGTATTTGATAACAACCCCGGGCAAACTGCCAAAATGGTGAACACGGAAGAAACGCCGTACTATACCAATACGGATGCTGAATTAAGGGCAGCCATTGAGGAATTAGCCATCAGGGCAGAGCGGATCAGGCAGCGGCTTGCTGAAATTGAGTTCGAGCGCACAAACTATCCTTATGGCGGCTATGTTGATGTACCTAAAACAGGGCAGAATAAAAACGAGCTCGACAAAAATGTAGAGGTGTATAGCAAGCTGGGGAAAACAGGTCAGAAGTATGCTTTGCTTGATGTGATCAATGCTGAAGGAAAAAAGAATCCGGACGCGGTTAACCTGATTGATTATACCTGGTCGGATGCAAAAACTACCACAACCTTAAACATCAAAAGCGCGGTACAAAACAGCATTAAAGCGGCATCTGCGCAAAAGGTTGACGAAGTAGTTATTCAGTTGAGTACTGAAGCTAACCTGCGAGAGATCAAACGGGGTTTGTTGGCTTCGTTCCAGAATAGTCGTGCTGAAACGATCAGTAAGGTAATTGTGATTGATAAGACGGATAACATCCTGATTTTCGATATTGATGAATTTAAGGCAGCCGTTAAATAACAAAAGGGCTTTCTTTTAACAGAAAACCCTTTCGCGGGGGCGCCAAAGCTCCGGCTGCATTCGCAGTACACAAATGTATGAATTAATTTGAAATTACAAAACAATGGACATCAGCGAATTTGCAATACAGTTTCCGGAGCGGATCAGAAAGCTTCAGGAGTTTGCCAAAGGCGATGACATAAAAGATGTGATGGGAGTTGAAGCGGTGGCGCATTTTAAACAATCGTTCGACAAACAGGGCTTTACCGACGAAAATACAGAGCCTTGGACGGATGTGAAACGCCGAGATCCTAATTCAGAATGGTATGGACATTCAGGCCAGATGGGTAAATTCAGTGCTGCACGTACAACGGCAAAAATACTTTCCGGCGAAACCGGCGAACTGAAGGAATCAACCTACTATGCCAAAACCGAAAAAGGCGTGAGGGTATATAATGAAAAGCCTTACGCCCGGGTGCATAACTTCGGAGGCATGGCCAAAGTGTATGGTAAAAAAGCGTTCCAAATGCTTGCTCGCCCGTTCATCGGTCCCAGCACGAACATGATGACCAACATCAAAACGGAAATTAAAACCCGTATTAAATCGATTTTAGAAGGCAATTAATACCACTTTAAATATGAAAACAGTATATAATGAAGTTATCGCCCGTCTGGCAGATCAGGTTCCGGTGCTCAAATGGATAGAAATGGACATGAATCAATTATCGCAGGCTCAGCCATCGGTTAAATTCCCGTGTGGCCTTATTGGTATAAAGTTGCCTAAATGCAAGTCGATTACCAACACTTTGCAGGATTGTGAAGCCCGGATCAGCATTCGCCTGGCGTTTGACACCCAGATGCGTACCGCTGCCGCCACGCCTGAAGATGCCCGTAATGCTTCGATGGCCGTTTACGATACCATTGCCGATGTTTATGCCGCGTTGCAGGGTTGGGGTACGCAATACTTCAATACATTAGATCGTACCTCACAGGGCGACGAACCAACCAAAAACGGCCTGTTTATTTATAAGCTGGAGTTCTCAACTACATTTGAGGACGCTACGGCTGAAGCATAAAAAAAGCGGTTCCCATTTCCGGAATCGCCTTTTCCACGTTTAATCGAGCCATCGTAAATCTTTCTTTTTGGTCTTCGGTTTCTTTTTGATTTTCTCTTTTTGCAGACGAAATAAAAACCTTCGCAGGGCTTTAAATCTGGTTAATACAATCGATCGCTGATCGGCTGAAGTTCCGCTGCTGTGGTCTGATCCGACCCACGCTTCATACATTACGCTCATTGTCTCATAATAACCTTCAGGACAGTCTTCATTCAACAATTCGTCGATCGCAGTTTTTTGTTCGCTAGGTGATGTCATGGTTGTTTATTTTGACGGTTTGAAAATTAACGGATTTCCATTAATTTATAATTGGTACATTGATTCTGGCGGCAGTCTTTAACAAGACAATTGCTTTTTGGTTTGGGGAAAATGAAAAAAAAGAGCCCGCTCGGGCAAGGTGTGACTTACAATCATTCCCATAGGCGAAAAGATCAGCCGGGTCGTTTCCTTAACCGGCCACCATGCACCAAACGGGCCTTATCTTTTGGAATAAAGCGCAGATTTGGGCTTTCGCCTATATTTTCGAATAATTGTAAGTCGACACAAATATCGTTTTTGTTCTGAGAAACCGATCACTAAACCCTAAAAAAAATGATACAAAAAAAGGCGACCATTTTGGCCGCCCTTTTTTGATTTACTTAACCGAGTTCATCTGTCGTTTCAACGCTTTTAGTCTCCCGAATTAAAATTATCATCTATCATTTTTCTTATTTTCGCCTTATCTTCATCTGTAGCAATGGTTCCGTCTTCCTGAAATTTTTCTAACATTACATCAAAAGCCATTTCTTTAATATCGAGACCCCAATCAGAAAGCCAGTTAATATTTTTTTTCGGCTGTTTTTGGCCATTCTATCGGTTTTATGTGGGATATAAACAACCCAATTAAATCAAATTCGAAATTACTTTCAGGCAAGTTTTCAGGTATTGGAGTTATCTTATCAATAAAGTCAAAAGTCATATCCACGCCACAATGATCTAATGCGAAGTTGGGCGGGAAATATTTATTCCAGAAACTATCAGTTATTGGCCTGACAACATTGTCGAGTATTTTAAACTCATTTCCAATAATGTTACCATCATCATCCATGCTTTCAGAAAACCTGAATTTCAATAAAGCATTTTCTCTGCCATGATTTTCATAATCCCTGCATAATCTTCTGACATTTGATGCTTTTCTGCATGTGTAACTAAAGCCAGAGTACAGTTCTGATATATTAATTTCAGGATATAAAGCCTTTACTTTCTTATCAAATTGATCTTTGCCCCTAAATCTTAAAAACTCATTATCATCCTTCAGAATCAAATTCTTTAAAACTTCAGAATCACCTTTCGGAAATTTGAAAGGAAGCAAATTAACAATCTGACGTAGGGTAAACATGGCAATAAATTTTTAAAGCAATGTGATTTCAAAACCTTCCGATTCTACCTTTATTTCGAGTAATTTACGTGTCACGTACAGTTGCTCCAAAATCGTAGATAGACAAATTAGTATAAAAAATAGGAATATACAACTTCCAAAAACGGCAAAGGTAAATAAGGCACTTCCATCGGTAGCAATAAATGTAATTAGAGTACCAATGAATGCAATTACAAGAAACATGTAAGCAAATACTTGAGTCGTTTTGACCATGCTACCTTTAAAATCAATCGTAAATTTCTTTTCCATGGTATTGGTTTTAAGTGATTATTGTCAAATATAAAAATTAAACTCTGAATTTTTTATAGCTCGCTAAAGATCGTTTACCGAGCTCGTAAGTAGCTGCGCGTTCAGCCAATCGGATAATATTAATTCCTAAGTCGTTGCTTTGGTTTCGTTTTCCGTTTAAAACCCCTGAAACATGACCTTCAGAACAATTTAAAATCCGGGAAATTCTGCGCTGCTCTCCGGAAGGCATCGAGTTAATCAGGTCAAGGCGACGATACCGGGGAACTTCTATTTTTTTTACGGTCAACGATTGTTCAGCCAGCCGAATAATGTTCAATCCTAATTCGTTCGTTTGGCTTCGTTTCCCATGTATTACATCTGAAACATGACCTTCAGAACAATCTAAAATTTTGGCAATTCTGCGCTGCTCGCCGTCAGGCATAGAGTTAATCAGATCGAGGCGGCGGTAGCGTGGTTCTTGGTCTTTTTTCATGGCATGGCATTTACTGAGGTTCCACAATCGGGACAACAATCATCTGTAGTTTTTCGCCGGTCGAACCATTTGTCACACACTCGGCACTGGTGCCAATACAACTCATTGGAGTGTAATGAATCTGCGATAATCCTGAATAATTTTTTCATGTTCGTTTATTTATAATATGCTTCCCATATAGGTTGAAGCGATTTGTCATCGATATAAAAATCTGCGTATACCTTTCGGCTTTTGCCTAAACGGTTAAAAGGGCTATCGGGTGTGTTTTCGTTTACGGCATCGAATTCAATGCCATGGCTCCGGCAAAACTCAATGGCCTCGGTGAGATATTTCCGCTCTGGCAAATCTTCGCGGCAGGTCCATAGAATTAGCTTATACCCGTTTTCTTTGAATTTTCGAACCGCTTCCATTGCTAAAAACAAGGGCTCGCCAATTTCCGGAAAACAGTCGGCAACAAGGGTGCCGTCAAAGTCGACAGCTATAATCGTGTAGTCCAATTTCAAAGTTGTTTTTATCAAAGTTCTGTTTTCGTAATTCGGCAATGTGTACTGAAAATGCCACACAGGCATTAGAGAGCGCTATCAGCTTTTGTTCAGCTTCAATAAAATCTTTTTCCTCGTATAGCTGTCCGGTTAGTCGTACGCCTGTCAAACAGTCGTGAATCCGGAATATATACTTACCGTCTTCGAAAAGTTTGGCATGAAAAGCCGCCATCGAATTGATTGAATCGGGCAGCAAAAAGGCTTTCTTATTGTAGATTTTGATTTCCATTTTTAATCTTTGATAATATTTACATTCTCTCTTCCGAAAAGCTCATCGGCATTATAAACCGGAGCCTTATCCCAATTAACAACACCTTTTGAATTGCATCTAATAAATAGTTTACCCTTAAGCGAAGGGTTAAAATTTAAGCCCCACTTTTCGGCCAATTCTGAATTGTTTGTTGGTTTTACATTTAAAGTCTTCTTTGTCATTTCTAAAGTGTTGGTATTTTTATTTCAGGATGTTGTTCTAAATATCGTATTGCGGCTTCTTTCATAAAAACATTGAATTGCTTCTGTTCTCTGAATACTTTACGCCACTTTAAGATGGTTTCGATGTAAGCTGGTGCATCGCCGTGGGATTCAACCAATATCTTGATATCGGCCTTCAATCGTTTGTTTTCTTCACAAACTTTCTGATAGATACTTCTGGAAACTGCGCTCATTATTACATTTTTTGGTTAAAAGCCTATACAACTTCTCTTTTTTCCAGTGCAACCTGAAGGGCATTAATAACCGGTTCAATCATTATTTTCGCCCATTCAGGAGGAACCGCATTGCCGATTAGTTTGGTTTGTTCCTTTTTGGTCAGCTTCAGCAACGGATCGGTAAAATATCGTTCCGGGAATGTCGAGATAAGCCCCAACTCTTCAGGATCAAGAAACCGCATCCGGATATCAAAATCAAACTCGCCGCTTTCAATGGCCGAGATCAATGCCTGTTTATTGGTGCCGGTTGTTATTGCGCCTAGCGGGCTGTCAATGCTCTGGTTTTGGCTGCCTTGTTTGCCCGAGCTGGAATAATAGGCCGTAATGAATTGAATCTTCTCTTTTGTAGTGATTGAATTCATCGGTTCGTCCATGCTCTGGTTATTTCCATTTCCGAAATGATGGGAAATAAACTGCTGTTTTTGCTCTGAGGTGATGGCGTTCAATGGCTCATCAATGCTTTGATTGTTGGCTGCCTGGTTGCCGTTGCTGTTGTACTGATGCGAGATGAAATGAGCAGAAACCAGATGTTTTGAATTTTCGGTGGTGATGGTATTTGCCGGACCGTCTAAACTATGCGCTGTATCGAACCGTCCGTAGTAATCGCCCAAAAATTGTTTCTCAACGGTTACCAGCTGTTTCGTCTGGCGGGTAAGTATTGGGTTCAGCGGTTCACTGGCTAAGTTATAGCTATCGGTGTGGCAATGGTCAGCGATAAAGTTCAGCTTTTCCATAGTCACCAAAACGTGACGGTCTTTTGTTGTAACTGTATTTAATGGAGATTTCAGGCTCTGGCAGTTTAACCCACTTCCATAATATTGAAAGATGAACGCCAATTCAGGAGCGTATTTGTCAATCCCTCCGGCAATGCGTTTTAGCGAGTTTGGAACAAGCTCGTTTCTGTGGCCTTTTTTGATGTTCGGGTTAAACTTACGGCCAAAAATGCTCTCACCCTCTTTGGACAAATCGATAAAGCTTTTACATGCAACCCATTTCTGAAGGCCGTTTTTGCCATCTTTTGAGTGTGTTGGCGTTGGCCAGCTAAAATCAAGTTGAAGGTGCGATTTAGTGAAGAAAGCAAAGTAACGTACCCGGCGCGTTGGTATTCCGAAATCGGCGGCATTGTTAATGTATTCGTTGTAATCGTATCCCAAAGCACAGATGGCAGCTTTCCACTTTTCGAACTCTTCACCTTTTCTGGTTTTGTCAGGCTTGCCATCTACAAGTGGCGACCATTCTTTAAACTCAGGTACATTTTCGATTCCAATAACCAATGGCTGTAAGTATTTAGCATACCTTAACAATTCCCATCCCAATGTATAACTTCCGATATTCTTTTCACGCCCACCATTGGCTCGGCTATGCTGTGTGCATTCAATCGATGCCCAAACAAAGTCAACCGGTTCCATTTCATGCTCATCCTGAGTATAGAAGTTAGCCAGATAGTGTTTGATTCCTCTGTTATTGTGCATATTCGTCCGAATTGCAATCTGGTTGTGGTTTAAAACCCACTTTACTTTCAATCCTGATTTTTTCATTGCGAGTGTAACTCCGCCGCCACCGGCCAGAAAGTCACCTGAGGTAATTTCGATCATAGTTGTTTGTTGTTTATTTCTGTTCGTTAGTTGGCTTCATCGAAGCCGGAAGTATAAAACGTATTCCCAGTTCTGTTAGGGCTTCTATCAGCGATACATCAGTTTCGCGTTCATCTTTGTAAAGACCGCTACCCTGACAGGTTGAACAGTTTACCGTTTTGCGTTGACCGCTTCCAATGTTAATGTCGCGGGTTCGTTTCCCCAGGCAGGTTGGACACAGGCGCGTTTCGTAGGTGATTTTTTTAACCCGAAACTCCGGAGGCCGCTGATCCATCAGAAGTAAAGTTCAATAAATGGCACTTTAGTCATCTTCATTGGCCGTTTTTGCCAGTTGCGGTATTGCATTTGTGCCGATGAGAAGTTGGCACTGCGTTCGTATTGCTGGTCTAGCTGTCTAATTTTCACGCCGTGCTGCTGAAGTTTACAGCCTGGCTTTAATGTCGTGCACGATGAGCACACAATAAGCATAACGACTAAAACCTTTACCAGCGAATATTGCGAAAAGTGTTTTCCTTCGTGTTCAATAGTCTGCGAGCAGATGGCTAAACCAGCCTTTTTAAGTTCCTTAATACGTGCAGCAAGGCGCAGGCAATTGAATAAATAAAATGCTTCAAGGGCTGTGATGTCTTTTCCAGCCTCCAGGTGTTTCCTGATCTGTTCGGATTGTGATAAATTTTCCATCTTTGCAATGCTTTTTAATGTGAGTTGAAAAGTTGTTTAAGAGCCTCGCAATCCTCGTCCGACTGCGGGGCTCGTTTGTTTATTTGAATAATGAGAGTTCAGTAGCGTCAGCTACTTTTTTCTTTTCGGGAAGCTGGCCGACGTTTAAAAATTCATCAACTTCGCTTTCGGCTTTTTTACATTCCATCAGAATGAATTTGTCGTGATTGCTCCGGAAGTATAATTTCTGAAGTCTTCGCATTTCGGCTACTTTTTGAATGAATTCGTCCATAGATAAGTTTGTTTTAAGTGAATTTATACCGTTCGTTTTCTTCTACAATAATCGTTGTGAAGGGAAAACAGTCTTCAGGAACCTGCGTAATTGCATCAATCAGACCGGATGCAGACGTGAATATGATATGGCTTTCGTCCTTTACCGTGATTTGAAGTGTCAGACATTTTTTTGAGTTTTTTTTAAAGCACTTCGAATCTTCAATCTTGAAATGGTGAACTACGATTTCGCTGTTGAGTATTTTCGACATTTTTATTTTGTCGCCAACAAAGGATTTAGATGTGATCTTTATATTGAATTGATCAAAGCTTTTCATGCAAGCAATTTCTTTATTAGGTTTTTACTGTTGCAATGTTTAGCCCAGCCATTATAACTGGCTATCGACTTTGCGTTTCTATTTTTCTTCAGCATTCGTGCAAAATTCTGTTTAATGGTTTTTCGTAAAAGTGTGTGAGTGTGATAAAAGACATAGCCAACAAAATCAATCCCGCGAGCGGAAACCGGAAATACCTGGTAGTTTCCTTTAACGGTCAGCTTCAAATTATCCTGAAGGTATGCCCTGATCTCAGCGAGAAGTTGGTGCAAATAGGGTTTTGTGTTGGAGAGTATCACCAGATCATCAGCATAGCGGAAATAATAGCGAACCCGTTTTTCTTCCTTGATCCAGTGATCAAAATACGTCAGGTAAAAGTTGGCAAAATATTGACTGAGGTAATTTCCAATAGGGAGCCCCGACGTACTGTCTATTATTTCGTCAAGCAACCACAACAGATCGTTATCCTTTATCTTCCGGCGCAGCAACTGTTTCAAAGTATCGTGGTCAACATTCGGGTAAAACTTTGTAACATCGAGTTTCAAACAATACTGCGTATTTTCAACATCTTTCAAAGCCCGTTTAACTCCATTTGCGGCGGCGTAGATGCCTTTCCCTTTGATACAACTATATGAATCAGTCGTAAAAGTTGAGATAAACAGCGGCTCCAAAACGTTCATGACAGCGTGATGCAAAATACGATCAGGAAAATAAGGCAGCCTGTAGATGATTCGTTCTTTTGGTTCGAAGATCGTAAACGTGGTATATTCTGATGTCCGGTAAGTTTTATCTCTCAGCATTTCGTGCAACTGTTGAATATTTGCCTCGCGGTTTTTGTCGTGAGCAATTACACCTGGTTGTTTCGACTTTCCTTTCCGGGCAATTGAGTCTGCCAGTTCAAGATTTTCAATGCTGATTATTTTCGCGTACAAATTATTGATCCGTTTCATGCCTTTGCTTTTAATAGGTCTCTTTCACCGTTTAGTTACCAAAGCCCCGTTAAATGATTTATTTTTTGCCATGAGGGCAGGGTTTATGCTGCTAATGAGTATGCATAGGTGCGAACTGACGTTCGAGTTACGATTATCGTAGTTCGAATTCGAATTCGAGAAGTCGAACCCTGAACCTGAGGAAAGAACTGTCAGAATTTGCAGCATACAACCGTTTATTTCAAGCTATATCAACCACTTTTTGTAATCGTCGTTCAGTACTTTGAACACGTGCATCGTTTTGTCCGGATCATCCGTGCAAAGGCGCGAACCGACGCCCGAGAGACGAAGATCGTAGTACGAAGCCGAAACCGAGAAGTCGAACCCCGAAACCGAGGAAAGAACTCTTGCCCATGGGGAGTATTTGGCAGTATCTTTTGTGAAGTCTACCTTCTTACCTTCGTTTACTGCCGACACTCCAACCATCAACCGGTAAACAGCTATTAAGGGTTCGCGAAATTCTTCGGGGATATTTTCCACACCGGGGAGTTGGTTCGGGTCAATGTTTCTTGCTTTGCAGAAATCTTCAAATGATTGCATTTGTGTGAAATCAACTTTTTGCTGATCTTCTTTTGGGTTTGTTTTTGCTTTTTCCATGTGCTTAATTTTTGTTTGTTATGAATACTTTAAAAAGTGAAATGAATTTCTTACCGATGAAATCTGATTTTTCCTCAGTTTCGCAGCAAAGGCGCGAACCGACGTTCGAGAAACGATAAGCGTAGTGCGAAGTCGAACACGAGAAGTCGAACCCCGAACCCGAGGAAAGAAATACTTGTTCCCATTTTCGTTGGTTAGGATCAGCTAAATCGGCGGTCCATTTGCCATTCACTACTTTAGTGATGTGGCATAGTTTTTTGAAGGCAACAATATGAGGCCGGTCTGTCGTATAAATGATATCGTCTTCATCAACTGGCCGCATTTCAACAGCATCCTCATAGGTTTCAATATTTCGCCAATCTGTTATAAAGCTTTTCTCACCGAACTCTTCAGCTAATTCCTTTTGAAACCAATCGGGAGATAATGGATAGATTCTTTTTGCTTTTTGAAGTGTCAGTTCCATCTTATTCAGTTATTTCGGTTTCAGCCTTAACGATTGGCTTAAGGTTCGATGGGATTTTCTTATTGACATCATCCTCGAAGTATGGGAACACGTCAACAATATTGCTGACAGATAGAGCAGTGATTTGGTACGGTACCATGACATAACTTAATCCCTCTTCAAGGCGTTTTAAAGCCTGTTTAATGTCATCGGCTGCAATCAAAAACTGATTGCTGATTTTCTTTTCTTTTCCAGCTTTTTCGTCGATGGTAACAATTGATATTTTACCAACAAACCACCACTCACCAACTTCGTGAGGGAAAATCTCAACAATGTTGGTTTGAGTAATTTGTTTCACCACAAACTCGCCACGTACCATGGTTGCCAATTGCGCAATGATGCGAGCTTCAGCATCGGTATAAGTTACCGCATCAATCAAATAAGGTTCTAACACTTTACGTTCACGCCCGTCATCATCAATTTTGATGTACTGAGCCACGCATTTAAACCACTTTTGCATAATAGATTTGTTTGTTTGTTTCTCCCGATTATTCGGGATTGAGCCGGATAGGAGAATCGAACTCCCGTTTACAAGTCACTCCGGGAAAACACCCCGGCGGCCTGCCGACCTGCCACTGATCGAATCCGGCGATTTGCCGGGTAATATCCCGGCATGAGGCTTATCTTGCAGCCTCCAGTGTTCCCTTTTCTTCAGAGACCAATAGCACCCGTTTGAATTCTGGGTACACCGAATCAATCAATCTTCAATTAAACCGCGCTCATGGTAAGTGCTAACCACTGCCACACACCATTTGCATCTTTATATTTTGCTTTCACGTATGTAGATGTCTTTTGTGGGCGGTACTGGCTCTGAACAAAATCAACGTGTTTAATCAAATCCTTGTCGCCGCGTTTGTGGGCTTCGTTCGACAGTTCAAGTACACGGTTAGCTTTCAGTACACCGTTTTTGTCTGGTTTCAGCAAGGTGCGGATGATGGCACGGTCATCCGGATCGGTGATCTTCGTATCAATCCATTCGTTAATTCCCTGAATTCCGATATTCACATCATCGGTCCATCCGTCAATGGCATTTGAGCCAATAATCAAAGAAACGTCACCTTTTGAGCTTGTAAAAGTGTGCGACTGCTGAAGCTCCATTTGTTCATTCGACAATCCGTGCAACTCTTTTTTCATGGCCAGTAAGCTTCCGAACTGATTAAAAATATCGACCTTTTCCTCTTCCAGAGCCATCGAAATATTCTGAAGCCTCTTAAACGAGACTTTTACCTGCTCGTCTTTCAGCGACTCATAGTCTTCGCGCATTTTGCGTGTTGCTTCAATTTCTGCACGTTCTTCAGCTTCCATTTGTTCGCGCAGGGCGCGTTTCTGATCTGTTGTCAATTTTGCGTAATCAATTCCGTCCATTTTTTTTGATGTTTTTTAAAGATTTATATTTCATTTATTTTCAATTCGCGTTTCGCATTAATTCCAAGCCATTTGGTGAATGTTGAGTAAGAAATATCAAACTCATCCTTGACATATGTGGAATAAACTTTCGTTAGGGGCAACCCTTTATGTTCATTCTGTATTTCTTGCACAAATGCCTGAAATTTCAGGACTCGTTGTAAATGATACTTCCGGTTATAAGCCATTCATATTCTGGTTTGAGACAGGGCAATGCCTTGTCTGTGCATTAGTTTAGGTACGATAATATTTCAAGTTCTTCAGCCGTAATCTGGTTGACGGCCTTAAAATCCTTTTGTTTGTTCAGAAAGGTGTGGTAGATGTTCCGGAGGCGCTCCGCAGGGATATCGTTAAAATGTCGGTGGCCGGTAGCGCGACAGGCAATCGCTTTGATGCGCTGAGCATCGCTCTCCTGTGCAATTGTTTTCAACCAACCGCCGATTGAAGCCATCACCTGTTTGCGCAGCTTATCGAGTGGAACTTTCGGCGTATTGTCACGTTCGAGAGCGGCGCACAATTCCGATAGTTCGGAAACCGAAAGATCGAGCGAACTTTCAACTCCATAACTCTCCATAATGGCCGCTTTATCCTCTTTACCAAGCCCTAGGTGCGTTGCAATCGTGTGGTAACGTTTTACCAGAAATGCGTGTTGACGGTCGGTAGTTGTTTTCATATTTGTTGTTTTTTGGTAGAGACGCACGATCGTGCGTCTCATTATTCGTTAATATTTCAAGTCTGTCCAGTGAATAATTTTGCCTGAATAATCGGCGTTAAACCAAGAAAAGAAGTCAACAACAGAATTAAATCCGTCATTTTTTGCAAGTACTTCAATTTCAGTTTCGTTTAAAATCCGATCGTCAACCAATACGGTTCTATATCCATCTATGCCGTGCCAGTGAGTTATTTCAATTTCTTGAACCGATTTACATGGAATCGTTGGCGCAAACTGGAATTGATTTTTCGAGCGGTTAAAAACAACCGGATGAATCAGGCGGCCTTCATGCCAACGGTCGTGAGCATCTTCGCGGATAGTGTGAGGTTTTGGTATAACATTTTCTGCAAAAAGCTGGGAGTCAAATGAATCAACCTTAGAAATAACCGAGTACATTGACCAGTATAATTCCTCGTAATTATCAAATCCTAAAAGACTATGCCAAATTTTTGAGATAAAGTGCGTTGGTGTTCCGTCTTTAAAATGTGTTGAAAATGGTAAAATCATAATTTTCAAATTTTCAAATTGGTTATTTAATCGATGAGCTTGTCGAATCGCCCCAGTACATTTCGCTCTTCTCGTCATTAATGTCAATCGCTCCGCCTTGTGAGAATCTACTTGTAACAAAAGCCCTTAATCCCTTAATGTATATTATCACTTTTGCCATTCGTTTAGCCTCCTCTGCAACGGCTGGATATGCTTCGTTTCGTTTTTCGTGAGCAACGAATATGATTAACTTGTTAGGCATCTTATTTACAAACTCAAACAAGTTGTCAGTTTTTAATTTTCCCCTGTAAATCATCAGATTATCAATGATTATAATGTTCGGAGTTTTGGGTTTTGAGAACTTTTCAATTATTTCATCTGGGCTTAAATACTCCGAAAAAACAATGTTATCGCTCGCTGAAATACCCGCCCTTTCACATGCCATTTGAAAACTAAAATCAGTCCCTTCCTCAGCGCTTATATACACTACCTTTTCAAAAACTGCCAGCGCCTTTGCGAGTATGAGCGTGAACCAAGTCTTTCCGTTCTTCTCAAAGCCATAAATTAGCCAGCAACCTTTTCTTTCAGCATTTCCAATTGCCTTTGCAATAATTTCATGCGCAATGCGAACGATATTTGTTATTTTCTTATCAATTACATTGCGGGCCGTGAGTAATCGCGTCATGCGCTAGTTGTTTTCAGTCAGTTCGCAAATAGAGTCGTTCAGTTGGTTGAGCATTTCGCTGAGCCGTTCGGTTTCTTCAAGGTATTCGGCTCCTTTTTGCGAATCCTGCCAGCGCTCGCCGTGGCTTTCGTAAAACTTTTTGCGGGTCTCAACTTCCTTCTCAATATCTGCGATTAGTTCTTTTGCTTTTTGGATGATTCGTTTCATAATGCTTTGTTAAGAATTTACATGATTAATTGCCCATTTACCGACCTTAATTATTAAGTACATTAAGCCAATAACTATTGAAATCGAAACTATTGCTACTAAAATTCCAATTAAACCGGCCAATTTATAAGCGTCAAGAAAAATATTAAGAATGGTATAAGCGTTTACTGAAATGACTAGTACTCCAATACTAATCAGTATGGCAATGGCTAGTTTCCTTTTCATGCTTCAACCTCCCTGCTTAAAATCAATAAACTTTCAGCCCTACGAAGTCCACCAATATGGCCGCCAGAGTCGTTTGAAAGACACCGTTTGGCAATTGTGTTAATCTGGTCTGGATCGCAGTTGTTCGCGCTCAAAACGTCGGTAATAAGTTTTTTATAGAAAGCATTCCTGTCCTGACGTTCGCGGGGAACGATGGTCGAGAATTTTTCAGAGTAGCGTGAGAATATTTCGGCATATCCTACCTTTTTGTTGGCAATTCCGCGTTCAATTTTGGCACGAAGGCCGTCGGCTCCCATCATGTACCAGCCACAATAGTTTTCGGTAGCGTTCCAAAGTTCCTTCAGTTCCAAAAAGGCTTCGTATTCCAGGTCACCGGCTTCGTCAATAATCACAACCGGTTGATTGATGCTCTTCAGATAAAATTTAAGAGTTTCCTTCACCGCGAAGTATTGGCCTTTACTTTCGCCGCCTACGGTTTTGGCAAGCAAGCGGATAAATGACTGACGGGTCTTAGCCTGACTGGCATCCACATAAAAAGTGTTTTTCATGGTACGGCTCAGGTATTTGGCAGTGAAAGTTTTACCAATTCCACAGTCATCAACGCAAATCATAGCTTTAGCGTGAGCCTTACAGAACTGAACTCCGGTTTCAATCATCACAAAAACATCGGTACGGGCAACGTTCCATTTTCGGTCCTCAATGGTGATTCCCAAAATTTGCGCCATCATGATCCATTGCGTTGTGCGCAAAAGACCCATATGTTCGCCTTTTTGCATACGCGTCCAGATTGAAGCCGAAATACCGAGCGATTTGGCAAACGAACCGTCCGTTCCGTCGTAAAGCTTCCGGCGCTCAATAGCTTCATTAATAATTTTGATTTTAAATTCTGTGGTAAGTGTAATCGCTGACATAGTGTTTGTTTGTTAAAATGAGTCGTATAAACCTTTATTAAATGGGGTTGAAATGAAATTTAAATCATCTTCGTTTTCGTAGTCTTCAACCGTAGGCATGGTCTCAACGGGTCCAATCCGTTCGGTTATCGGTTTGCGTAATCCTGGTATCTGGAATTCATCGTTAAGCGTTTGTGGAATATTGTCGATTACGGTCACGCGTTCAATTGCTTTTCTCCTGGTATTGATATATCCAGTTACCGAAGACACATACATGCACATTAATTCTTTATCCTCAAGGTCAACAGTAGTTTGTTCAAGCTTAGCACGATGATAAACAGGTTTTGCAACGGCCTCGCAAATGCAGCGGTCAGTTCCGCGTAAATAGACTAATGCTTTCAATACTTTTCCGTAATTATCATCAAGCCAATAGATATCGAGGTCTTTACCTTCAACCTGTGCGAGAAGAAAAATTAACCTATCGCTAAAAGCAATCGATCCGTTTTCACCGATAAGAAATTCAGTATTATTCAGCCTTATAATTCCGGTATTGCAGGATGTCTGTGTTTTATATCCAAGGAAAGGAAGAAACGCCCGCCAGTTTGTTGGTGTAATTTTAGGATGTTGAGTTTCCCTGAAAACCTGCCAGCGTGTTTTGCCTTTAATTACCGGATGCTCCGAGTTATTCCAGTTTCTAATGTCAACTGTACACTCTTCAACAATTTGGTCGTATGGTAAAATAACGTGTTTTTGTGGACCAGCCTGATTTGGTTCTGATAAAGCATTCGGTCTGGCGATCCATCCTTCACGTTTCTTTTCGGTTCCGTATCTAAGGGGTTTCCAGTAAGGCTCAATTCTTTTTGCGCGGGCTACGTTGGCTTCAATGTGCGTTTCTTGAAACATCCGGCCTTTATCAAGGAATGATTTAAGGTAAGCGCTGTTTCCGCTCATTTCGCCTTCAAGTTCAAACGGTAGATTAAAGCCCCATTCTGTATAGTTTCGAACCATCTGCCGATAAAACTCCAAAATCATTTCTTCTTTGGTTCTTCCGAATACCCAACAAGTTATCATTACGCTTCCGAGGTCAATTCCGCCATACATCCAAACACGTTTACCTTTTTCGTACCAGAAAGGAGGCTGTCTGTCATCCACCGATATAATCGAACCGGCGAATTCAGGGCGTTTCATGCTGTGGTAAGGCTTAAATTTCGACATCCACATTTGGCGGTCACCACTTCGTAATGTATGGGTTCCTACTTTATTGGTCCATTTAGCCAGATAATTGGTTATAGTAGCCGGTGACAACTTTGGAAATTCATCCTTGTTGTATATTTCTCCAGTTTCGCTACTAATAACATCAACATATCCATTCAAAAATCCTTCGTATTGACGTGAAATTTGTGTTGCTGTTGGCTTATCCGATTGGTACGCAAACATGCTATTGAGTAAATCCATCACCGTTTCATCCACTTTCAAAGCCGATTTATTACAGAAATTGCCATGAATCAGCGCGGAGTAACCTTCTTTTTTGTAGTCTTTCAGCTTGCGGCGAAGGCTCGCAGCGTTAGCCGGTAGTGTGTGCGATTGAATGTCGCGGAACCGGTTGCACTCGTTGGTAACTGTAGTCCAAACATCGGCCACACCACCGCGCAAACTTTTTCGAAGCTCGTAACGCTTTTTATAAAGCGTTTCAACAGTATTTAAAACCGATGCGTTCAAGACGTACTCATCAATAACCGGATCGGGCAATAAACTTCCATCCTGAAGTTCGTGTTTAGTATAAAACCAGATTGCCTGAGAGTCTCGTACAAAATATTTTTCGAAAAGGCTCTGACGAACTTGTTTCTGTGGCTCTCCAAATATTTCAATCGATAGTTTCTGCCAGTCGCGTGGAATCGAATCCCACTTAATTAATGTAGGTGTGTTTGGTCCACGCATCCGGAGCCTTTTAATGTATCCGTTTTCAATCCGATGCCGTAAACCACGCTCACCAATCAGCGACAAGCTGTTTGGGTCAGCATCTTCGCCAGAAATCAATACGTTTGCACGTATTCCAAGCTGTTCATTATGGTATTCGTATGGGATCATTGCGCACTGAGTTAAAAAGGTTGATTAAAATCCCGGAGCCAGTTTGACGTTCTGGCTTTACCCGGGATCATTTACACGGCTTATCTTTTACTTACCTGAAAGACCAGGAGAACTAGGCGTTCTATCTTCTTCCCAAAAGATGAAGGCTAGTACAATGCACATAATTGTAGTTCCATAATGCCAGGTTGCACCTTGCAGCGCACCTATAAAAGCAACAACTGCTATAATGGCAAAAACAATTGCGAAAAAATTAGACATTGCTCTCATTTTGTTCTGTATTTGTTGGATTTATAATTTCAATTAGCTTTTGAGCAGCTTCCAAAACTGCTGGCTTCATAGTTCGCTGTTGGTTAATCATTGCCTTTACTGTATTGGCTTTGTAGGCACCGTTCAACATGTCCGAAATGATCTTATAAGCACCTGCGCTGGGCAGCTGTTTTTTTATTTTTTCAATCTCTTCGTCTTTTATTAGGTTTTTCAT